ATAAAAATTACAATCCCAGTTGTTAGACTTACACTGTCTTTAATGTAGTCTTTGTTTTGTTCTTTCCAATTCATAGCGTTTTGTTTTATTGGTTATTAATTAAAGTTTCTCTTTCCTCTCCTACAATTTCATAAGTTTGATTAAGTACAATCATAATTTCAGCTAAAATTGCAGTAGTAGGCATTTCCTCAAAAAATAAATTAGCGTTTAATTTTTCTACTAATTCATTTAATAATCTTACTTGAGGAGCAATTTGTTCAATAAGTTTCATAGCGTTTTGTTTTTGTGGTTTTGTCATATTGACGGAGTAAAGATATATTAACATATCTTATAAACAAAACTTTTACACAATTATTTTTATTTTAGGATAATTTTAATATTTTGCTAAATTCTTTAGTATTCCGAAAATGTAACAAAGTAAAGCCAATTCTTTACTAAAATTGGTATAAAGTATAGGCAATACTTGACTAAAACGCACAAAAAACCCCTCAACGTAGAAACGTAAGGGGTAACCATTTGTATATCACTTGCTATGAATTACGACTAAATTAGGTTAATATTTGTTATAAAACAAAAACTGCCTAGCTTTTTACACTAGGCAGAAACCAACTATGAAAAACAACATTACAAAGATAACTTTTTATTTAGAGCCATCTTGTAGGGGTAAATGCTTACTATTATCTACTTTCCTATATCCCATTTTCCATAGTAACTTAGTTAATATTACGCTTTTTTCAATCACTTCTTCTTCACTGGCTTCAGGCTCCAATAAATGATAGGTTTCGTGTATTAAAATCTCTAATTCCTTGCGCCCTCTTAATCTTGGATCTATATATATAATGCCATCGCTTTCGGCTATGCCGTGCGCCTGTTCTCTGCCTAGCTTTTTATATATAACCTTTATTCTCACGACTTTAACAATATTTCATCAGGTCTTGCTTCTACTGCTATATATTTTGTGCCACCTCGCACCTTTGCCAATGCCTGTTTTATTTCCTTTTCAATACTATGTATTTCGTTTAAGTTCTTAACAAGTATCTCTTCCTGTTCTAATAGGCTCATTGTGTTGAATTTTTTAGGTAGTTTTATTTTCATTTTAATATACTTTGTCGTTATTGTTTTCTATTATTTTACGAAGATATAAAGCTAAATCCAAAGCTTCTTCATAAGCATAATAAATCCACTCTTTTTCGTTAATATCTTTTCGGTCTAATGTGGTGCCATATTCTAGCACACCTTTTGCCTCACGCTTACGCATATCCTCAATAACTAAGCTTAAAATATTTGAGTCCATTATTTATCGGTTTTAGAATGTATTTTTCCGCAAGTTTTGCATTTGTATTGTATTTTAACCAACCCTGAAGCCATAACTCTCCTTAAATTTCGCACTAATTCATCCGAACCACATTCAGGGCAAGTTCCCCTATCGCCCCCAAAAATAACCCCATAATGCGTTTTAGCTGGTATATGGTTATTTAATTCTTTGTGTACTTTCTCTAATAAAACTACGTCTTGAATACAGTAATCAATCATTTTATTTAAAGCCTTTTTATCGTTCTTTAACATTATGTCCTTCCATAAATCAAAATCAGTATGTAGTTTTTTTCCTAGTCCTAGAAACTTACCTATGTAGTCTAAACGGTTTGAATTAAATCTAAACTTTGAACGGGCAATCTTTAATGTATCAATTGTAATATAAGAAGGGAACATTTCAATTCTATGAAATAAACAACGTGTTCTTATCCACGCTAAATCAAATTTATCGCCATTATGGCCTACTAATTCATCAGCTTCGTTTGCAACCTTTATAAATTCCTGTAATAACTTTTTATCGCACTGTTTAGCGTCCCAATGCAAATAATAAACATCCTTATCTTCTTCCCACTTGTAGCAAATACAAATAACGGCACGTTCTTTTATTATGTTTTCCGTCCCGATTTGTAATTTGTACCCTGACTGCCAAAATAAACCCACGTTGGCTGATACTTCGATATCGAAATAGAGCCGTTTGCGTTTTGTTGTCATTATGTTGGTTTTGTTGTTTTTATGCTATTGAGTTTCTTATTAAATCGGCTTCTGCCTCTCGCCTAATTACTAAACCATCCATTCCGGCACCTTCCCACAATCGTTTACTCTTTTCTATCTCTTCGGCTATTCCTTCGTAGTCTTTTAATTTAACTAAATCAATTATTGCTTTCATTTCCTTTCTTCTATCGCCGGCTAAACTTGTACCCCTATTAAATACCATAGAAACTAAAGCTCCTTGAGTGTCCTCGTTTAAGTGTATCATTTCAGGATAAATAGTTAACGCTGCTTTGTAAAATCTAGGTACTGAACTTTTAACGAAAACATCATACGCAATATTGTACGGAATACGCACATTTAATACTTCGCCTTTTATCATTCCCTTTGCCTTTTCTCCTTTTAAACCACATAAAGGCTTCAACGCATTTACAAAGTTTAAATTTAAAGTAGGCGACCAATCAGCTAAAAACTGTTTTTCGGTATTATAACCCAAATCGTAGCCAATTCCCACCGTAACTCCCGAAGCACCACCAGGCCACGTAGGTTTTTGTAAGGCTTTGTCGTAGTAACTGCGCCCACCGATTTCAAACTGTATTATTAGGTCTATTGAGCGTTTAGAAATCATATTATTTTATCATTTTGTCTATCATTGTGTCAGGCGCAAATAATAAGCCAACCCCTGTGCTAATACCTACTAAAGCTCCAGTCCAATCAGCTTTCCCTAAAAATACCGTTGCAATCGCTCCGATTATTAAAATCAGTCCAACGCTTGTAGTTTTCCACGCTTTAAAATTCTTCATATTAAAATATTTTCTTGTGAAATCCAACCGAATAAAAGTTAGTTGAAGCTCCAAAGGTAAATAAATCGTTTTTAGCCGTTTTAAAGGTCAAGCCTACTCCTATGCCTAATTTATTATCAAAGCGTCTTAAATCGCCTAAAATGCCCAAATAAAGACTGTTTTTGTCTTTGTGGTATATATCGTTTGTAATTGTGATAGTTCGCTCCTTAATATGTGCCAAAAATTGCCTTCCTTGAATTGCATTTTGACTAATGGTGTCAATAATGGTAAATTTTGAACTATCTAGGGTAAATGTGTCAGTATAGACTTTTGTAGTATAATAGTCTTTAACTATCGTTACGGTATCGTGTATCGTATCTTTTAGGATAATATCGGATATCACTAAATGTGGTATATCCTTTCCTTTTGTGTACTTTGTAAAAGTTTTCTCCTGGTAAACCGTGTCAATCTTTGTAATGATTACAGGCTCGTCTTTAGTGTACTTTGAAGTCCTCGCTATGAAGATTATAAGAATAGCCACCAATAAAGTAATGACTACCTCTTTCATTATTCGCGGTCTTGTTTTTTCTCTAATGCTACAAATAACTTATTTAAGCTATTTTGGATATTGTCAAGTTTCTTGGCTATAACGTCCTCTTGCTTTTCAACCATATTAACACGTACCTCAAGTTCTTTCAGTTTTAAACTTACTTTCACGTAGATACTTATTAAACCGATTATTATGGCAATGGCTTGTCCAGCCAAGAAAATTGCAATACTTTCCATTTAGTCCTCTTTTGGTGCTTCAGCTTGTTGAACTCCTTGCTCTTTAGCGATATTTCCAAGAAACTCGAAAATAGGATTTGCGTACTTTGCCGGTAATTCTAAAAGATAGGCTTGTAATTCTTTTAATTGTGTTTCGTTAATTTGCATAGTTATATGTTTTTTACAAATATAAATTAATTTATAGGAGATTGCCAAGGCAAAGGCAAAACAATAATTGGGGGATTGATTATGTTCTCTATTTGTTGGTCTAAACCTAGGTCTATTGCCGGAACATCTAAGCCACTATCTAACCATCCGCAAACTTGCTCGTAGGTTAAATCAGGATAAGCCGTGAAGTCCGTACTTGAAGGAGTAGTGCAACCCATTGTTCCGTAACTTGATACTAATATAGGTTCGCCACCTACAAATTGTTCAGCCGTTCTAGTATAGTGAACTACTTTTACAACGTCAGTTAAGCCATCTTCACTTGGAGCCGTTGAAAGCTCATTAATTACCCATTGATAAGTTGTCATATTATTTTGTTTTAAATTTCCTATTAGATTACCATTATGCGTTGTTAAATCTATAAGTAATCTATCCATTATTTTTTGCTTTTAATTCTTCTATTTGTGCCTCAAGTATTGATATTTTATTATCATATTTGTCAACTATTTCTTGAACTGCTTTTACTAAAGCTGCTATAATTGGTCTATCTGATAAACCTATAAATTTATCATCTCCCTCTCCTGTTTCTGAATATGCTTGTGGAATTAAATCTTTAACTTCTTGAGCAATAAATCCTAAAGTTTTAGGAGCATTTTCATCTTCAAATTTCATTCTAAACAATTTGGGTTTTAATTGCAACACTTCGTTTAATCCAATTTTAGAATATTCAAAATCTTTTTTTCTATTAATATCTGAAGATGGAACATAAACACCATTTGTTTCATTAAAATAACCTATTACACCATAACCATTATTATATAATCTTGTTTGAGTTGATGCAGAATACCAAGCTGATATTGATGAAGAATTTTGACTTTGAAAATACAAAACTGAATTACTCCCTTTTGAATATATAGCACCATTAACCTCTAATTTACCAACACTATTATCAGTGGTAGTATTTATTAATAATGAACCACCACTTGTAATACGCATTCTTTCGGTATTAGCAGTTCCTAAAAGTAAATCCCCTGCCGTACCTGTTCCGTTAACCATATATATTCTACCATTGCCACTGCTAGATATTACATCAATATTTACACCTCTAGTACCTGCACTAAAATCAGTTGCTTGTCCTGTTATTCTAGCTGAACCTGCTAAAGTAAATGTTTCGGTTGGCGAACTTGTTCCTATACCTACATTACCTCCACTTCCATTATTTAATATTAACTTTTGTGCATCTATATAAAGTGGATAATTATAAACACCACTTGACCTATTAAGTGCGTTAATAGCATATGATGTGCTTGTAGTTCCCATTTCCAAATAGTTAGCACCACTTGAAATTGTATAACCCGTAACATTCGCACCAGCACCTGCCGTAACACTACCACTAAAAGTAGCAGCAGCTCCTGTCAATGCTCCTGTAAATCTTCCTGTACCATTAACATCTAAAGCATAACTTGGACTTGTTGTTCCTATACCTACATTGCCTCCATTAGTAACAACCATTCTATAAGCAGAATTAGTTACATCATATAAACCAAAATATTTATCATCTACTGAATTAACATCTACAACTTGCGCCCAAGTTTGATTTGCATTTCTATTTCTTAAAGTTATTGCAAATCCACTTGAAGCAGTTTGAAAAAAGTTACCTTGCGTTGCCGTTACACTACTAGTGAATACTGCACTTGTACCATTTAAAGCACCTGTTAAAGTTCCACCACTTAAAGGCAAATAAGAAGATAAATTGCTAGTTAAAGCTAAAGTGCCATCAGCAGCAGGAAAATTATAAGTATAAGTAGTTGAAGTATTAAAATTTAATATTCCACCACCTAAATTGTGAGTAATTAAAAGTCCTGAAGTTCTTGCAGTTATATTTGTTATTCCTGTTGACCAATTCCCGCCACTAACAGTATCAGTTAAAAATATACCCTTACTTGCACTTAACCATCCGTCAGTACTTATAACACCTGTTCCACCATTAGTAACTTGAACCCCTGCAGAAAATAATGCCCAACTGCCTAAAAGTACATCAGTTGTAGCACCTGTATAAGGAACGTAAGTTGAAGCAGCCGCACTCGTAGTTAAATAAGTTGAATTATCATAAGTGATTGTAGTACCTGAAGCCTTAACAAATCCTGTTCCGTTTAATTGTGCTTGTTTACCGTTAAACGTTGTCCAATCAGTTGAACTTAAATAACCATTAGTAGAAGTAGTCGCTTGGCTTATAGATAACGTTAAATTGCTACTTAAAGCACCCCCACCACTTAAAGGGCTAGTTGTACTTACTGTTCGTGAAGTTGGCACATATCCGCTTAAATCGCTTGTTAAAGCCAAAGTACCCGAAGCGTTAGGGAAAGCGTAATCTCTATTTGCAGTTAAAGCCGATACGTTTAATAATGCTCTTATAGTTGAAGCGTTAGCAATCGTTAAATATCCATCTTCCATTGTAACCATAGAATGACCGTCAGCGTCCTCAAAATGTAAAACTCCGTCAGTTAATTCCATTGAACCGTAAGCACTATTAGGATTGTCGTATAACCATACCTTAGAAGTATATAAATCAAATGCTCCTAAATTAACATCAGCCGTTGCACCTGTATATGGCACGTAACCTGTTAATGAAGGGAAAGTAATTAACGAACCGTTCCCCGCTACATATTGAGCAGAAGTTCCGGCAAAGCCTATATTAATTGTTCCACTTGTTGTTATCGGTGAGCCTGTAATTGTTAAAGCGTCTCCACTTTCAGTAACCGCAACACTTGTAACCGTTCCTGTCGATCCACTTGCCCTTTGCCAAATACTACCTGAGTAAATAACCTGGTCGCCCACTACAAAAGCAATCGGACCCGCTCCGAAGTTAGTCGTTCCGGCTACGTTACATAAATAAACATCCCCTTGATTTCCTGTACCGTTTACTAAAGTTGGAGTGTTTGTATTTGCATTCCAAGTCCCCTTATATTCCATTACTGAATTTGGTAACTGAGATACTAATATTTTACCGTTTACATCTAATTGTGGAATACCATTTGCAGCGTTAATAGGCAATGAATTAAGAACACCTGTTGTTCCTGTAATTACACCTTCTAAACTTCTAACTTTCGCACCACTCGTTATAACTAATTGATTGCTCATTTATCTAATTTTTTCTATTGAAATAATGCCCTTACATACTCCCCACTTTCTAACGCTCTACTAAACGTTAAAATTCCTGTCGCTGATACCCATTTAACTTCTTCGTCAACTGGTGTTCCTGTTCCTATAATATTTTGTACATCAATACCACCCCTAGAAACGTATAAACAAGTCTTACCAATCATATCCGACCACGTTATAGTAGTTTCTGCTCCTGAAGCCGTATAACCTTTTGAATAAACTGCTCCACCGGCTACAATTACCGTTCCACTTGGATTTACTGAAGTTCCTGTTGTACCGTAAGCGCCTGTACCTTGTAAGCTAACTGAATAAGTCGCTATGTCCTTAAATGGTGCGTTCATTTGAAAGTTGCTTAAATTACACGTTCCACTAATTACCACTAAACCGTCCGCTCCGTTATCAATTACAAACTTTATACTTATTGGAGTTCTATCTTGTTGGATAGTTAAAAAGTTTAAATAACCGTAACCGTTTAAAGTAACTAAACCATCACAGTTCACAGTCCAACTTGCTATGTCTATTTTATATTCTCTATACCAGGCCGAAGTTTGCGAAGTAACTTCTTTTTGGTCTATACTTACATTAAACGTGCAATTAGTTGAACACGCAAAAGGTATGTCCCTACCATCAGGATAAGTTTCCGAAGGCGCTTCGTGATAATAAAGCATTATATTTTTTCCCTGTACTTTGTCTGCCATATTGCAAATTTACTTAAATAATTGTGTTGTAAATATAAGTCTTGCCAATCGTAGCTTCTACCAATTCATTTGATATTTGTATAAGCGTTGCCTGACTTTCATCACTTGTATAGTTAATTGTGCTATTGCCTAGCATATATGAATTTTCACTTACGTTTATTTGCGCTGGGTCAGTATCATCAGCTTTAAACAATTTAGCACCGTCTAAATATCCATTTGCAGTATCAAAGCTAGATAAATTACAGTCTATATTGATTAAGTTAAATCCGTATATATTCATATACTTTTGAATTAACAATAAAAGCAAACTTGAATAAGTTGTTGCGTCATCTTGCTCGTACCAAGATACTGCAGCCGTTCCATCAGCTTTCATTAAAACACCTAATTCAGTTGGATAAACACCATTAGGGCTATCAAAGCCATACGGAATGTCAATTCGCTTTATATATTGCTTATTATTATTAATATACCCAAAGTAATTGATTTGTGAAATTTGCGATACTGTTTCTATTTTAACATCACTAATAGCAATAAAGTTTCCTGTTCCTGCATCTATTTGTATCTTAAAGAATAATTGCCCTGCTATTGGGGTTATTGCAGTCTTAAAATTATATTCGTTTACATCATCTCCACTTGCTCCAGTATAAGCCGGAATATTTATATAAGATATTGTTCCATTTACCCAAGCAGTACCATTCCAATAATAATCATTAACGCCATCCGTAATATGTAAATAAACTACTGCTCTAGGAGAAGTGCCTAAATCTTGTCCTCTAAATATCCAAGATATATCTAAAACAACTCCACCTGATATATAAGGGCCTGAAGCCGGATTTCCACCACTTGCTTTTTGTATCTCAACATAAGCCGTACCTGAACTGCCCGGCCTTACTAATCTATATGTTGCAGAATTATAATCAGGGTTATCAATTAAAGTTACTGTTGCAGGGGAAACGTATCCAATATCCCAATTGACTGCTTCATTGCCTACATAAGGTTTAAAAGTGCCATTGCTTACATAATTCTCTGCGCTTTGAACATCCACCGTTTGTTCTACTCTATTATAACCTTTCCTTAATAGTTTTATTTGACTATTATCAATAAAATATAATTGGCTTGTATTTCCTGTGTAACCTTCGATAGTACTTAATGTATTTATTGTGCCACTATTTACTACCGTCATAGCTGAATTATATTCAGTATAATAAGCGTTTATATTTGCAAATTCATTTACTGAAACAATCCACCATTTTCCGCCGGCTTGAAACAATCTGCAACCAAAAGACTTAATAATATTATTTACTACATCAAAACAAGATATGTACTCATCATCTTTTATAAAAGTTCTATAAGGTAAATAGGTTTGATTAAACGGCTCTGCAGCTGGGTCATCATCTCTATCTTCCATACCTAGTGCATAATAAGAACAAACTGTTTTTAAGTTTGGGTTACTAGGAAATGCTATTAAGTTTAAAGAAGTAGTTATATAATACAATAGTTTATTTATTGTGTTTATATTTTGACTTGTAGGAATAGGCAATGGAATATCTTTTAATAAAGCCAATCCGTCAACTGCATTGAAACTTAATTCTCTTCTACCTGTTGAATAGTTAATTGATACGCTATCACTTAAAGTCCATCCTTGCCATTCTAAATCGCTATCTATAAATAATTGTGCGTTATATTTTCGGTCATTTAAAGTAACCAAATTAGGCATATCATTAATATCATCAGTTATATCTAAAATAATATTTAGTTGACTTGCATAAATAGGCTCAAATGGGTCATCCGAAGTAGGCAAATATTGTAAATCAATATGCACCCCTTGATATTCTATTAAATCGCCTGTATATCCATCCTCTAATAAATATAAATATACCGTTTTACCACTTTTAGTCGCAAACGTTGCTTTGTATTTGTTTTGGTATGCCATTATGCTCCACGTCTTAAATTAAGTGAATAATTGCTTCTCTGCAAAGCTAAAACTAAATCATTGCCTTTTAGTACAAATTGACCGTTTCCTGCACCACCACCACTCATTGCGCCTGCATTAAATGTACTATTCATCATATTGCCTAATTTGTTTAATGGCATTATTGCTTCGCTTTGTCCACCCTCTCCAACCATTGCGATTGTAGGTTGAGAAACTATTCCACCTTCTGCAAAACCTAATAATTTACTTACTCCACCTAAAATGCTACCAAAGAAACCTGAACCACCACCAGTAGCAACATTCAATAAAGACATTAAGCCTTTAAATATTGTAGCTTGAATAACTGCAGCTGCAAATTGTTTAGCTAAATTAGCTACATAATCTCCTAATGCTTTTAACGGTGGCTCGCCTTGTTGAATAGCGTCATACATTGTAAATAAAGCACCTGTTACATCATTTGCTATTGTTTGCGCAAAATCTTCATATCTCTTTTGTAATAATTCTGCATTCTTTTGTTGCTCATCTATATTAAGTAACTTTAATTTTTTACCTAATTTATCGTAAGCGTCCCCAAGTAATTCAATTACTTTAGGATTTGAGCTTGTGTCAATTAAATTTTTGATTTCGAGCATTGCCTTTCTTACGGCTTCTTTTTTCTTCTCAAAATCCTTATCAGCCATTTTCTCTTCAATATCCATTTGGTCTTGAATAGCTGATATTCTATCTTTAGTAGATTTTAGTTGTTCATTTAACCATTCCTTATCTGCAGCTTGGAATAATTTAGTTAATGAATTACCTAAATTAATTTGATTTTGTATTAAGCCAATATTTGCCTGTTCGTTAATTTGCGCAATCTCTTCCTTACTTGCTTTATTTATTTTTGCTTTCTCTAATGCTATTCTTAATTCTTCGTTAACAATTTTATCAGCATACTCCTTATATAAATATGCGTCATCTTTATATAGTTGTTGTGTTTTCTTTAATGTTTGTAATACTGAAGTATCAACATCTTCTTTTTTATTTTTGTCTGCTTTTGGAGCGCTTGTTCCTGTTACATTGTAATCTCCGGCAGCAAAAGAAGCTTTTGTTAATTCATTTAAACTATCTTGTAAAGATTTAATTACTTTTTGGGTTTTAGATACTTGTTTTTCATTTTTATCTAAAGCGTCAGTACTTAATGAAATTGCAGTATTTGCACCACCTAAATTATTTGTCAAACCTTTTAATGAGCCTGCAAAAAAATCATAAATTTTACTTCCAGTTGATAAATCCCCTATTTGCTCTTCTAAATCAGCAGTTTGTAATCTTATTAATTCTGCATATTTTTCCCCTATTATTTTAGCAGTTCCTTCAATTTGTGCTTTTCTTATTAATGCTTGTGATAATCTATCAATAACTCCAACTAATTTTTCTCCGTCATTAATATCAGTCTTTTGAAGTTCTACATTACCTTTATGTGCTTCTTTTAATTGTTTTAAAGCTGCCTCTCTAGCTTGCGTTGATTGTGTAACATCATTAATAACACCAACTAAAGCTTGGTCATTTGCAATCGTTGCTTCAACTCCTTTTAAACTATCATTTATAGAAGCTCTTAATTGTCTTTGTGCCTTTTCTAATTCAGTAGTATTTGCTATCCAACCTGCAATATCATCTCCGAATGCCACTACTAAAGAAGATACGGCACCCAAAGCTAAACCAATACCGGCAGGCCCAGTTAAGCCACCTACTAATGCTTTTAATGCTGAACCTGCACCACCACTTTCTTTGCTTAATCGTTGAAAGCTTTCTAATAATGGGTTTAAGTTATTCGCAATACCCATAAAGCCGTAAGGAGCATCCTGAGCAACTCTTGATAAGTTTCCTAAAGCATTTGTTGCGTCAGCCGTTGGCCTTGTATTTGCCCTAACTGCATTTCCAAAATTGGTTACTGATTGCGAAGCCTGATTTAAGCCGGTTTGTAAATCTTGCGTATTTGCACCTATAATAATCTCTAAATTTTCCGTAGCCATTTTTTATTAGTTTACTCCATACAATTTTAAAGTCCTTGCAAGTTGTTCATCAGTTAACATTGTTTTTTCTTCCTCTATCTCTACGTCATCGATTGACGGAATGTGCCAAAATGCTCTAAGTGATTTAGGGGATTTCTCCGCCGTGTTACTTAGGTATATAATATAGGCGAGGTTTCTAGTCCTCGCCCATTCATTTAACTCTTTCTTTTCCTTTCCCATTACAATAATAGAAAAGTCCTTCCAAGTCATTTCCCAAAACTCATTGGGTCTTATATCGCATTCAGCGGCTTTAACTAAAATATCATCCCAATTTAGTTTTATTAGGCTTTTTTTTTTCTTCTTTGACAGTCCCCTGAACAGTCGTTACAGTAGTCGATATGATATACTTAACGAACTCAATGAATTGCCCTTCAGTATTAAAAAGTCCACCTATTTCGTCCATCCAATCACAAACATCATTTTCAGTATATTCTACGTCTTGTTTGTTACTAACGCAAGCCGATTTGTACCCTATGTAAATCATCTTTACAACAAGGTCTAAATCAAATTGCGTTTTCCCTAATAGTTCAAAATACTTATCTATACCGATATTATTTGCTACGCAAAATTCACGCATTGCCCAAGTACCCCACTTTAGAGGGATTGTTTTGTTGTTTAGTTTTAGTTCGAACATAGTTGTTGTTGTTTTTTATTAAGCTGTTACTGTTTGTGTTAACGGTGGAACTGCTACTGTAAAAGTCGCACTAAATTTAACATCTTCTTTGTCAGCTGCGTTCACGTCAAATGCTGAAATGAAAACATCACCTGAATAAGTAACGTTACCTGCAACTGGTGTAGCTTCGCCCATTTTAATTGCGAATACAGTACCGGCAACAAATGCTGAATACAATTGATTGTAACTGTCTTTAGAAGGAGTTCCTGTTTGGTCGATTGCAAAACCATCAGCCTTGATTGACTGAGTGTAAGCTGGGCCTGGTTGGAATTGGTCTCCACATTTAGAAGTTGCGTCAATTACGTTCAATGAAGAAGTAATTGAGTTTGAAGTTAGACAAGCTACCGGCTTAAATGTTGAATCGCCGTCTATGTCTGCGAATAATAGGTAATCTCTACCTGATACTTTAGTTTCTGCCATTTTTATTGAATTTGTGTTATTGTTAAATTATATGTTATTAAAGTTCTAAATACATTATCCAAAGGATTTAAACCGTCTAAATTTTGAATACTATTTACAAACAAACTGCTAGAAGTCCAACCACTAGGCAAAGTTATAATAGTGTCCGAATTTATCGCGGTCAATATCAAATCGGATATTGTTTCAGCACGTTTATAGCCAAAGTTAGCATTTTTTGTTATTATGTCAACTATGATTACGTTTGTATTTGTGTAACCGGATTTGCCTTGCTCTTGGCTTGAAGTTCTGCCATCTAGAACAATATACTCCGATAAATTATTATCAGGAGCCATTCCGTCATAAACAGGCAATCCAGTAGCCGTTCCCACATTGGTAACAAACCATTTTTTTATCTCTATATTAGGGTTAAGCATTTTTTATTATTTTTTCTATTCTTAATTTAAGTTTAGGTTTCTCTTGCTCAAATGCCGGTATTAAAAACGGTTGAGGTCTTAACCCCTTTCTTAATATGCTTAAAGCAATCATATAAGCAGCCGATTT